AATAACTTTGTTTCATAATTATTAACCAAAACAATAAATCATGGAAGGAAAAATCGTATACTTATTAGTGCTTTACAGCATAGTAGCAACAATCAAAATTTTAACCCTTAAATCAAAATAACATGCAAAATTTAATCAAACACATCATTGAACAAGAGAAACATTGCTGGGACATGTATCTATTTTCACTAAGCCAATTTGGTAAAGACTCAGAACCAGCAACAAGATGGAGATCATACTGGCATACATATTCAGACATGATTAAACAGTTCAACTTGACTGCTCCTACTAGGAGAAACCTTAGCACATTCAAGTACAAAAAGTACACAACTGTTAAAATTTGTGAACTATGATTTGCCCTGACTGCAATGGAGAAGGTACTATTGAGGTACACTTCTGCACATTTGGTAATGAAATTCACTACACAGAAGAAGAGTGTGGATGTAACAACGGAGAAATTAAAGAACATGAACTTAGCTGATATTGAGTCCTACTGGGCTAAGAGAGGCCACTTTAACATCCAACTATACATTAACTACTTAAGAGCTAAAAATGAAAACATACAGAGTCACAATGAGAGACAAGTCCTTCAAGATAGTGAAGGCATACGATCAACAACATGCCATTCTCCTAGTGGACAGATGGCCAGTATTAATCTTAAAAATTGAGGAGCTATGACACCAAAAGAGAAAGCAAAACAATTAGTAAGTAAATTTAACTTTGAACATACTGGAGACAGTTATACTATTTTTCAAAATGTTGATGAGTCAAAAAGATGTGCATTAATTGCAGTTGATGAAATAATTCAAGCAATGGACAATGTTATGTTACCTAATCCATTTAAGCAGTATTGGAACAAAGTTAAACAAGAAATACAAGAACTATGAAAGCAACACACAGAGTATGGTTAGAAGACACAGTAGAAGAGCTAGGTGGCTTTTGGTGGTATTGTTACCTTGATCACAATGGATGCCTTCAAGATGAGAAGTATCCTGATGACCTACCTGAGACTCCACAATGGTATATTAATAATGGTTATAAAGTAGAGGAGCTATGACACCTAATGAAATCATAAAACAAAGATTCCCTCATGAAAGGACTCAAGGTATTGCTGATGACTTAGGATTGACTTATTCTCAAGTAGCTAATAGAGCTTTCTCAATGGGCCTAAAGAAGACACTAGAGTTTAAAAGGTCAGACTCATCAGGTAGACAGAATTTAATTAATGGTGGTAAAAAGTTTAGATTTAAACCTGGACATACACCATTCAACAAAGGTAAAGAAATGCCTACAGAAGTTTATGAGAAAGTCAAAGCTACAATGTTTAAACCAGGTAACAGACCACATAACTGGAAACCTGACGGAACAATAGTAGAGAGAAAAGATGCTGATCAAAGTGGTAGAGTATATCTGTACTACAAGATAAGAGATAGCAAGTGGATTCTTTACCACAATAAAATATGGATTGATGCTAATGGACCAATTCCTAACAAGCACATAATAACTTTTAAGGATGGTAACACCAGGAACTGTCAACTTGAAAACTTACAATGCATAAGTATGAAGGACAATGTCTTAAGAAACAGCATCCAAAGATTCCCTCAAGACATACAACAAGTAATTAAATTAACAAGTAAATTAAATAAGAAAATAAATGGCAAGAAACAAAATCAGTGATCTACGTGACCACATGTTTGCAGCACTAGAAAGACTTAATGATGAGTCTTTAAGTAATGAACAGATAAAAGAAGAGGTAGATAAAGCAAAAGCTATCAGCTCCATTGGATCAGTTATAATCAACTCAGCTAAGTTAGAGGTAGACTTTATTAAGGCTACTGGAAGGATAGACTCAGACTCTGACATCTTTAAGAATATTGACCAAAAGAAACTATCATGATAGAAAAAATCAAATACATGATTGAGCTACACAATCTAATCAGTACAAAAAGAAGTAGAGGGATAGTTTATAAAAGATACTATCTATTCTCAGAGCTAAAAAAATTAGGATTGAACTTGTCAGAAATAGGTAGAATGCTTGAAAAGGATCACGTCACTGTCATGCATGGACTTAATGTAGACAATCAATTTCAAAATTGTGACAAGATTTATGATGACATTATTGCACCAATCAAAGACTATCTTTATCCTGGTGATGCACCAGTTGAGCTACCTAAGTACTCTATCTTTGAGGATGTTATCAATTGCAACAACACCACAGATTTAAGGATAATTAAGGAGAGAATAGCTAATGACCAGTACTTAGAGCGTGACAAGTGACAACTCTTCTTATGGGGGGTAGCTAGCTTTTTTAAAAAAACAAGGGGGACACCCCCAAAAAAAGTTGTCTAGTTGTCACGCTTTTGCTGTAACTCAATACCACTATAGCTTATAGGCGTGACAAGGAATTTTGAAGTTGTCCCATAGTTGCCACGTTTGTCACGCATTTGGATAATTAAAATTTATTATTACATTTGCAAAGGGGTTTTGGAGGCATCCATTTAAAAAGTTTTCTTGCTACTTTTCCCCTTCTTTTTTTTTAGCAAGAATAAAAGTAAGAATTATGAAAAAAATATCTGTATTCAAGTCATTGTTTAAGTCAAAAGAGACTCCATTCAATCTCAATCCAGCTGAGGTAGTTGCAAGAATAAGGTTAGGAACTCCAGAACTTATTGAAAAAATCAATCTAATTAGGTCAGTAGATAAGAAAGACCCAAGATATTCAGCATCAAAGAAAGAACTAAATGCAATAATGTTCAATGGTACTTTCTCTGAAAGGACTGCTAAAGGATTGATTGAGCACTCAGGACTTTGTGTATTAGACTTTGATGGTTATCCATCTACTGAGGTAATGGTAGCTGAAAGAGAAAGATTGATTAATGATCCCTATGTAGTGATAGTATTCACTTCTCCTGGTGGTAATGGACTAAAAGCTGTCATAAGAATACCTGAGTCAACTGCTGTAGAACATAAGAGAAGGTTTCTTGCTTACTCTGAATACTTTAAATCTGACTATTTTGACTCAAAGAATCAAGATGTTAGTAGAGTATGCTTTGAATCTTATGACCCTGAGGTGTATTTTAATGAGTTTTGTTTGGTGTTTGAAGGAATTACACAAGATAAAGGATTTGAATACATTGAGAAGCCTCCAGTGTGCATACTGCAAGATGAGAATAAGAAGCTAGAACTGATTGAAAAGTTTAAATTTAAGACTTCATTCTCAGATGGTAGTAGAAATTTCTTTATTTTTGAATTAGCATGCTGTCTTTGTGACTATGGTATCAATCAAGATGTGGCTGAGCAGTATCTGTACAATAAATACACTACAAATGAAGACTTTACTCACTCTGAAATGCTATCAGCTATCAAGTCAGCTTATAAAAAGAGCAACTTTAACAGCAAGTACTTTGAGGATAGATTGACTATTGACAGAATTAAGCTAAAAGTTAAGAATGGAGTAGATGATGAGCAAATAAAGAAGGATCACAACATAACTACAGATGTTCTAATTGACATTAAAGAGGATAGTGGTAGTGATGACATCTTTTGGACTGTATCTAAAAAAGAGATAGTAACAATTGAACCTTTAAAATACAGTAATTTTTTAGTAAAAAATGGATTTAACAAGTTTTATCCTGAGAATGCTGAGAAACCTACATTTGTAAGAGTCATTGAGAATAAAGTTAGGCTGTCTTCTGTAGATCAAATAAAAGACTTTGTGCTTACCTATCTAATTAAGAAGGGACAAATAAATATTTGGAATCATTGCTCTAGGTCACCTTATTTATTCTCTGAGAATCATCTTAACATGATTGACTCAGTTAGTCTTAAGATGTTGCAGGATGGTCATGACTTCTCATACCTACCATTTCTTAATGGTGTTGTTAAAGTTACTAAGGATGAGTCTAAGATGTTAAGCTACATTGATGTTGATGGCTATATTTGGGAGAATCAAATAATAAATAGAGAATTTCACCTAGTCAATGACTTTGCTAATGACTTCTTAGACTTAGTGCAAAAAGTATCTAATAATGAGACTAAGAGAATAGCTGCACTACAATCAACACTAGGTTATTTAATTCATGGCTATAAGGATAGAACAAATCAAAAGGCAATTATCTTTAATGACCAAGAAATTGATGAGAATCCCAATGGAGGTAGTGGTAAGTCTTTAATGTTGACAGCTCTTAATCACATTAGAAAGACAGTCAAAATAGATGGTAAGCTCTACAATCCTACTAAGTCAGATTTTTTATATCAAAGAGTCAACTTAGATACTCAGATTCTTGCATTTGATGATGTAGTTAAAAATTTTAATTTTGAGCAATTATTTATGATAGTATCTGAAGGAATAACTGTCAATCGCAAAAATAAAGATGAGGTGTTTATTCCATTCGAGAGATCACCTAAGATAGTCATAACTACTAACTATGTTATTCAGGGTGCTGGAGGCAGTCATGATCGTAGAAGACATGAAATTGAGTTCTTTCAGTATTTTAACTCTACAAATTCTCCTCTTAAGCATTATGGCAAGCTATTGTTTGACCAATGGAGCACAGATGACTGGCTAAGATTTGACAATTACATGATTAAAAATTTACAGCTATACTTAAGAGAAGGATTGACTAAGTCAATAGGAATCAATGCCGATGCAAAAAGGTTTATTCAAGCTACTAGCAAGGACTTCTATGACTTCATTAGTGAGAATGAACTTGTTAAAGATGTCATGTACTATAACAGCGAATTATTAAGCTCATTTGAGGTAGATTATAATTATAAAGACATGACTCCTCAACGTTTCTCTAAATGGCTACTTGAGTATGCTAAGCATAAAGGCTATAAAATAACAAAAGATAAAAATCACAAAGGCAGATACATAATTTTTTCAGAACTATGATAATAAATTACAATCAACAAGAACAATGGAGGTCTGAGAGACTTCAAAATGTTAAAAACAAAATAGTAAGCTATTGCTTTGATGAAGAAATCTTTAGCATAACTGACCATAAAGGTACACTAGAGGTAGAATGGATGACTCCCAATCCACATAAAGGATTTATAAATTTACTTAAAGAATTTTGGGAGCTTGAAAATGAGCACTTAGTTGAAAACTACTACAAATCGAAAGCAATATGACCAAAGAAAACAAAGCTAAACTCAAAGCATTAGAGCTTGAGATGATGATGGCTAAGTCCTCAATGAATCCAAAGTACTTAGCACTAACAGAATGGTCTGATAACTCAGCTAACAGCCTGACTAAGTCAATAATATTCTACATCAATGCTACTGGCAATCAAGCTGAGAGGATAGGTAATCAAGGCCAGTATAGAGAAGGTAACAAGATACAAGTAGGAACTGGTGAGATAGCTTACACTAAGCAGTTACCTGGTAAGTGGACACCAGGACAAGGAACTAAGGGCACAGCTGACATCTCAGCTACTATCAATGGCAAGTCAGTCAAAATAGAAGTAAAGTATGGTAAAGATAAACAGTCAGATGCACAGAAACAATATCAAGAAAAAATAGAGAGTGCAAAAGGGATCTACTACATTGCTAGAGACTTTGACACATTTGTTGAATGGTATAATACTTTGATATGCTGAAAATAGGAGATAAAATAAAAGACACAGAAGATGGTGACTGCTACTTTGTAGGTGACGTAGTGAAGCTCAATACATTTGGTGGAGTTGAATACTACAAAGTAACTCAAGTCATTTGGAATGGTGAAGACTATACAGATGATGATTACATTGGTCAGATAATTGAGCCTAAATGGTGGTACATTCAATTATTTTTATTCTAAATAGTTGCACAACTAAATAAAATTATTACATTTGTAAACAATTAAATATATATACATGCAAACAGAACCAAACAAAGTGCCATTGTGGACTAAGATTCACAAGGCAAAAATGAGCATTGGTAAGGTTGTTAAGAACAGCACCAATCCTCACTTTAAAAAGAGCTATGCTGATATTAACGCATTGCTAGAAACAGTTGAGCCAATCCTTCACGAGAATGGACTGCTCCTATTACAACCTATCCATGATAAGATTCTGACTACTCAGATAATTGACATTGAGTCAGGTGAAATGATTGAAAGCTGGTTAACACTACCTGACAACATTGATCCACAAAAAATGATTAGTGCAACGACCTACTATCGTAGAGCAACTTTACAATCACTTTTGAGCCTTCAAGCTGTAGATGATGATGGTAACTCAGTCGCATCAGCAACTAAGCCAACGCTAACAGATGACAGATTCAAGGAAGCTCTTAAATCTATTGAGTCAGGAAAGTACACAGCAGAGAAATTAAAATCAGATTTTTTATTAACCAAACAACAATTACAAGCACTATGAAATGGCATCCATCATCACTAGGTAAACTTATGACTGAGTCACGCACAAAGTCAGAAGTATTAAGTCAGACTACTAAGTCTTATATCGCATCTAAGGCAAAAGAAGATTTCTATGGCTACAATTCATTTGTATCTACCAAAGCAATGCAGAAAGGCACTGACTGGGAGCACGAGTCTATAGAGTTAGTTAATCAGATTAGAGACTCATTCTACATTAAGAATGAAGAAACTTTTCAGAATGACTGCCTAATTGGTACACCTGATATCATCTTAGAGAATTCAATTATTGACATTAAGACTTCATGGTCACTTGAGACTTTCCCAGCTATAGCAGCAGAAGGAATAAATAAAGACTATGAGTGGCAACTAAGAGGCTACATGATGCTTTGTGATAAGCAATCAGCTGAGCTAATCTACTGCATGATTGATACAGATGACTTTCTACTTTCAGACTGGGATAATAAAACTATCCACAAAGTATCTCACATTGACCCTAGAAAGAGAATAACAGTGCTAAGGTATGAACGTAACATTTCAACAGAAGAAGCCATTAGAGAGCGTCTTTTGGCTTGTACTGAGTACTACAATGAATATTTTGTACAATTAAACTGTAAATAATGGAAAGTAAATACTTTATAATCTATGCTGGTATATCTCAGTGGGAACTTGCTAGAGATATCGGTGATGGATTATCAGAACAGAATCATAGATGGTGTATTAGCTTTGTTACAATAGACTTTGAATTAAAAGTTAAGAGAGTAACTCAAGAAGAATTTAATGAATTTAACAATTTAAAAAGAAATAAGATGACAGCAGTAGAATGGTTAGTTAAAGAATTAAACCTTGAAGGCTATGATTATACAGTTGAACAAGCCAAAAAAATAGAAAAAGAGCAGATAATGAATGCACATTATGAAGGTAGTGAAAATTACAAAAGACAATACTACAACGAAACCTTTAAAACAGAAAAAAATGATACAATTAAATAAGACATACAGAAACGACACTAGAGAGCAGTTAGTGGTCCCTACTAAAGCAACAAAGAGCATGGTGATTTATCAAGTAACTCAAGCAAGCTCAGATAATAAAATAAATGAATTCAAGTGCACAACTGCAAGATTTTTAAACCTATATAAATTAACAAAATGACAGAAAAAGAATTTTATCAACATGCAATGCTTGCTGCAATGCAAGGCTTGTTATCAGCAATCGGAAATGGCTATGAAGCTGAGTACGTACATCCTCATTCAACTATAGCATCAATGGCTGATGAGTATGCAAAAGCTCTAACAATAAGAGCAGAGATTGAAGTACAGAAAATGAGACTTGAAAACTCATTCCCTGAGAAAGTAGTATAGGTACCTGAGAGATACCACCCCCTCCGAGTAGAATCGGCAACTATTCCGAGGGGTTTATTAAGTAACAAATAAACAAATAATATGAATGAAGATTTTAAAAAGTCAGTAGACTTATGGATTGAAGGACAAGAGTTTTTAATTGAAGAGCTACATTTAAGAAAAAAATTTATAATTGAAAATATGGAGATAGGAAAAAAACTTCTAAAGAGTGTAAATAAATCTATCAAGCATGAAGAGAAACAATTAAGTAATTATATCAAAAACAAATAATATGAATCAATTTAAATTAGAAGGAGCAATCATTAACAAATTGCCCGCAAAGCAAGTGTCTGAAAAATTCAGAGTACAAGAGTTTATCCTTAGAGTAGGAGATAATAAATATCCGCAAGAAGTAAAATTCCAATTAGTGAATGATAAGATATATCTACTAGATTTTATCCAGGTGAATGATACAGTAGAGCTTGTGTTTGAATTAAGAGGTAAAGCATACAAAGAAACTCATTACAATACATTGAATGTACTTGAGGTAAAATCTAAGCTATTCTAATGGAAAGAATAAAAATGTTCGGAATTTGGGCATTGATATGCTTAATCTGGGTAATATTTGTAAGTGTTTTTTTATATGGTGTTAACATGATGTTTGGTAGCATGGGAATTATAATAGTATTTTTATTAGCTTTTATCTACTACATTTATAATCTTTACAAAATATGGTAAGAACAATCACAATCTATCTTAGAGACTTTGACCATAATCTTAAGAAATGGATGCAAGAAGAGACGGTTTATAAAATCAATAACAGATATAAACAAACTCACGTAGCTGAAGATATTGGTGTAACTAATGCTCAAATGTCTAGATTTCTTAATGATAATAAAGTCTCTGAAGATTTCTATATCAAATGGTTTAATTGGTATGGTAAAAATCAATAATTTTACATGTGCATTTCTGGAAAACTGAAGCTTATATCATCGCAAACAAGATTACTGGAGGAAATCCAATATCAAGAGACCTGGTTAGTCACGTCTATCTATTGGTCTGTGAACTCAATATCAAACAAGAGGATCTTCCAAGAGTGTTTGCTAGATATGCTTACAACCAATATAAGTGGAGAGATTCAACATTTAATAAACAATACAAACTGCACGAAGAGCTTCTAGATATCAATATTCAATCAGAAGATGAATATCATGTCACAGAAGCTCAGCAGTTATTAGATACATATTTACATGAATCTCCTACAGATGATCAGAAACTTTTCACTAAAGAAATTACTAAGATGCATCTAATGGGTATGACCTATAGAGAAATAAGAACACTGACAGGTATCAGTTTAGATACCATACATTTAGCAATTAAACAATTCAAATATGATTTATCTGATTATAATAACAATGCCAATAGGATTAGCGAGAGCATTCCTGAGCTTCAATCTCCTTGATTTTAAACCATTCAATTGTCAGAGTTGTTTGTCATTCTGGATAGCATTAGTTACTTCAGCAATAATTGAATGGCATCTTATTGGCTTGGCATTTATTACTTATTTATTATCTGATTTAATTTTACTTTATGAATCTAAGTGAAGAACTATTAGCACAAGCTGAAAGATTTAAAAAAACAAAAAGCTTCCATTTAAGCAATCCTTTAAAAAAAGAATTAGCAACCTGGCATGAAACAAATGGTCATGGAAAACTTAAGACATGCTGTAACTCTTACATAAGAAATGCTATGGGAAGATTGGTAAATTCTTTGAATAAAGAAGAACAATTAACTCCAAGAATTCACTTTATAGGAATTAAACAATGATAGTAACTGCTCCAATACCTGTTTTTGGTAGATTTCCTTTGCTTAGGTTAACTATCTCAAGACTTATTAAACAAGGTGTGACTCCTATTATTTTAGGTCATGAGAATGAAGCAAAAGAAATTGCAAAAGAATTTGATTGTGAATTCATATCCATTGATAATGATCCATTAGGTAATAAATGGAACACAGGATTCCAAGCTTCAAAGAATTATAATCCTGATGCTGTAATCTTCATGGGATCATCTGACTGGTGCAGTGACCAATACATTGAAAGATGCAAAGAGCATAGTAAAGATTTTGGAATGATTGGAATGCTTGGATCTCACTTTGCTGATGTATCTGATTCAATAAGATTAGTACACTGGAAAGGATACAAGGACAACATGAGAAAGAATGAGCCTATTGGTATTGGTAGATTTCTAAATAGAGAATTCCTTGAGAAAATTAACTATACTCCATTTGATCAAAGACTTAATTCTGGTCTTGATTGGTCCATGTGGCTGAAGGCAGTAAAAACTAAACAAGAAATTGGAATACTAGAATGTGATAAATCAGTGCAACTACTTTCAATCTCAACAAACAAATGGAACAACAAGCATAAATTTAAAGATCATTGGGATGGAATACTTAGGTCTGAAAGATGTTCACCTGGTATACTTGAGAAAGATTTTACAGAACTTAAAAAATTACTATATTAGCAATTTATATCATAACTTTATCAACTATGAAAGAATGTCCACGCTGTTTATTTGATGAGTCAATAACAGTTATAACAGAAAAACAATGCGAGTACTGTGACCTACATGATGAACTTGAACTACAAGCTAATCCTCATGAGCTTAAACATATCATCAAAGAGATAAGAACTAAAGGTAAAAATAAGACCTATGACTGCATTATGGGAATATCTGGAGGGATTGACTCCTCTACTCTTCTGTATACAGCTGTAAGATACTGGAACTTAAATCCATTAGTAATACATTTTGATAATCATTGGAATGCACCAGAAGCTATCCATAACATGAAGCAGTTAATACTTAAACTGAATGTAGACTCTATTAATTTCACAGTGAACAAAGCTGAGTATGATAGACTTAATGACGCATTCTTAAGTGCTGGTGTACCTGATGCTGATATTCCAAATGACATAGCAATGACTAAGCTAATGTATGACACAGCCTACAAATATGGCATAAAGTATATTCTCAATGGTCATGACTTCAGAACTGAAGGATCAACCCCAAAAGGATGGACCTATATGGATGCTAAATATATTCAGTCAGTTTATAATAAGTATACTGGACTGAAGTTACATAATTATCCATTATTCACTTTTAAGGACCAATTATTCTATGCCTTGATAGGTATCAAGAATGTCAGACCATTTCATTATGGATTTGATAGAGATACAATGGAGGCTGAAATGAAAAGACTAATCAACTGGCAAGATTATGGTGGAAAACATTGTGAGAATGTATACACTGAGTTTGTTGGATCATTTCTTCTACCTGAAAAGTTTAATATAGATAAAAGAATTGTATACCTTGCTGCACAAGTAAGAAGTGGAAAGCTAACTAAAGAAGAGGCCAAAGAGAAGTTTAGCATAAAGTCAGAATTTGATTTCACAAAACTTGGAACAAGTGCTGAAAGGATGCTAAGACTTGTGAACATGAGAATGGGGAGCAGAGATAACTTTGAGAAGTATGACTTCAAAAAATATAAGTATGTTATCTGGATACTTGCTAAACTTAAAGTGGTACCTTACACATTCTATATCAAGTACTGTAATTAATCGAACAATAATATATAATAATAACAATGGCATATTCCGATGAATTTATAATGCATCTGGAGGAACTTGCTCATATCTATATTGAGGAGTGTCTTAACCACAAAAAAGAAATGATATCTAATAAAGGAGATATTGTTATGGTATTGGATAGACATATTCCAACAATAGACTATTTCCTTAGAATTTGGATTCCTATTGTAAGGAAGGAGCAGAGTATTGTCAGAGATACATATTACAGATGGTTGGACTCTGATGACAAACTCAAATCGGACACTATTAAAAAAATAGATAACCTATTTAAAGGCTTAGCCATTGACATTGTTGGTAATGAAGGTAAAGGAATCTTCTATGCTAAGAATAGACTTGGCATGCATGATAGACAACAACTTGAGACTAAAAATGTAGAGAAGTTTGACTTTGAATGAGTACAGTCAAAGGTTATAAACCACATGATAATCAGAGAACAATTCATGATGCTATTAACCATAGCCATGAGAAATACTATGCTCTAAATATTGGTAGACAGTTTGGCAAGACCATGCTTGGAATCAACCAATTGTTATACTGGGCCATCAATGATAAAGGTTGTAAAATTGCTTGGGTAACTCCAGTCTATAAGCAAGGGAAAAAAGTATTCTCTGAAATGGAAAGAGCAACATCAGCAAGTGGTTTATTTTCATTCAATAGATCAGACTTAATGATTACAGGATTCGGATCTACCATAGAATTCTTCTCAGGTGAAAGACCAGATAATATCAGAGGTAATACCTTTGATTACATGGTAGTAGATGAGATGGCATTTACTAGACCTGAGCTTTGGGATGAGGTACTGAGTGCAACTGTTCTGGTGAAAGGTAAGAAGATAATATTTATCTCTACTCCAAAAGGTAAGAATCACTTTCATAGATTATGTATGCAACCTAACTATGATGATAGGTATGCTTACTTTCATTTCACTTCTTATGACAATCCAATGATTGATCCAAGAGAACTGGAAGAGAGAAAGAGATCACTACCTGATATAGTATTCAGACAAGAGTACATGGCTGAGTTTATAGATAATGCATCTGGTATATTTAAGAATGTAAGTAACTGCATTAAAGCTGGAGTCAAGACAGCTAAGATGTATGGAGGATTAGATATTGGTAGAGCTGATGACTACACTGTATTAACTATTCTTAATCAAGATGGTCAGATGGTATCAGCTCACAGATGGAGACATGATGAATGGAGCAAAATCATTGAGAAGGTAGCAACTATCATCAAGCAATATAATGCAACTACATTGGTGGAGGTAAACAATCAAGGTGATGTATTCTATGAAATGCTTCAGTCCAGGTGTAAGAATCTAATCCATCCATTTGTTACCAGCTCTAAGACAAAGCCAATCATTATTGAGGACCTTGCTGTAGCATTTGAACAGGAGTCAATATCAATTATCAATGAACAATGGTTGATAGATGAGCTTGAAAATTATTCCTATATTTACAATCCAAACACAAGGAATGTAACTTATTCTGCACCATCAGGATTGCATGATGATGGAGTTATATCTACAGCATTAGCATGGCATAGTAAGAAAGAGTTTACAAACCGAGGCAGATACATGGCATTAAGAGTATGAAACAACTAGATATTAAACTACCAAAAACCATTGCTGATTGTAGCCCAGAGCAAATGACTAAATGGTTAATGATGGCTGATGCTATCAAGGAACAGAAAGAAGAGGACATAACTCAGTTTTTAATTTTCCAATGTCAGTTACTTAGTATATTCAGTGGTGAGTCAATCAACAAGATTAAGAACTCTGATATCTCAAGTGTTCAGGAGGCATCCAATCACTTGCTTAAGATGTTAAGTAGTTACCAATATACTGAGCCAAAAGAATTCATTAGTATCAATGGACAAGAGTACAGGTTGGAAAAGAACTTCTCTCATGTTGCTACTGGACAGATTATTGACTTAAAGTTGATTGAAGACATTAGCCAAGATCCATGTCAAGCATTAGCAATAATGTACCTTGAGAAAGGTATGGAATATTGTCAAGAGGATGATAGAGGTAGATTGCTTAATCCTAATGATAAAAGATATGATTTGTTTAAAGAACATTTCCCTGGTGATGAATTTTTAAACTTCTTTAGTTTTTTTTTGCACTACTCAAAAAAGCAGAAGAACGCTATATTAGGGATACAGATGGTGAGAGTGAATATGCAGATGAGTCAGATGAATCAGGAATTAAAGATTCAGAATGGTTCACTTGGACCACTATCTTACATAGACTATCAAAAGAAATGGGACTCAGTGTGGGAAAAATTACACAACAGCCTTATGTGACATCATTATTTTGGATTAACTACTTTAGAATAGTAGATGAGAACGAACATAAACGCATATTAAGTAATGGCAGAATTTGATTTTCTTGAGGACTTTGGTATCACTACTCAGGAAGCTGAGAAGCCAAAAACTGCTTATGATAGATTTATAACAGGTTTATCAACACAGCTTGCAACTGAATTCAGAGATTACACTAAGAAGGTAGCTCAGAACACTGGAGCATTAGCAGCTTCAATTATACCTGTACCAACTGGAGTATTATCATTTAGATTAGAGGCTGATGATTACTATCCATTTGTTGATGAAGGAGTTAATGCTGTTGGTAGTAAGAATCATGGTAGTAGATTTTCATTCAACTATCCTGGTGTAAGTCATAACATGGCAACAGCTATAAGTCAATGGAAAGGATTAGATATGAGTCACGCTTATGCAGTATCATATAAAATCAAGCAAAGAGGTTTAAGACCTAAGAGAATAACTGAGAATGTCATTAATGATGATGTGCTTAACAAGATTGCAAATGATTTGGCTGAGTTGACTGGATTAATGTTTGAAATAAATTTTTTAAAGAATGGCAGTAACAATATATGATGAACCACAAGCTATAGCACCAGCTGGCAATCCTTTGGTGTTTACTTTTAGCAGTGATCAGACAGCACAGGAAAACTTTTCATTTATTGTGGAGTTATACATTGACTCTACATTAGTGTTGACTCAACAAGTATTCAGACAGTTCAATTCTTTATCAAGGATAGATGTATCTCAAGCTGTAGAAGCTTATATTAGAAATACTATACCTACTACTAACTTAGAATTAGATGCTACTGATTCAATGGTTAGTTATGCTATAATAGTTTATGAAAAGTATGGTAATCCACCAATCACACAAGCAAGTGATACTAGTACTACATTGAAGGCTTTTAATGGATCATTAGAGTATGAAGATTGGATAAATTTTAATTATAAAATCTATGATCCTAATCAGACTCAGGATGCATCATTCTTAACATTTTTTCCATTAACTTCTAAACGATTAGTAGGAATGGATGAGAATTTTTATCTAGCATTTTTTGAACAAACAGCTGTAGCATCATGTGATCTTAATATTTATTTACTAGATATATCTGGCAATACAATAGCTACAGATTTTATAACATTAACAGCTACTGATTTTTACATATTGAATGTTGGTCCACAAGTTATAATAGATAATACAACTATAACACAGATTGATTTTGATACTTGCTATAGATACGAGATATCTGTATCTGTACAAGGTGTATCATTTGTAGGACCAATAACTATCTACATGGATTTAGCATGTCAAAGATATGAGCCTTATAGATTGCATTGGTTAAATAAGCTTGGATGTTGGGATTCATTTACATTTGGATTAGTATCAACACAATCAGCAACTGTACAGTCATTTGCTTATCAACGTGATCCAGGTGTATGGAGTGGTAACAGCTACACTTATCCACTATACTCAGGGCAAAAAGTAAATTATGCCAAGACTAAGAATAAGCAATTAGTATTAAATTCAGATTGGATATCAGAAGATGTTCAGAATTGGTTGGTAGAGTCTTTATATGACTCTCCTATAGTTTATCTTGAGCAAACAAATGGAACAGAATTTGAGCCTGTTAAAGTTACAAATTCAACCTACCAATTAAAGACCAGGAGAAGAGATGGATTGCTACAGGAACAAGTGACCATAGATAGAACATATACTTATAGATCACAACTTAACTAATGGCTGGAGAATTATTCATAAATGGTAGACTGGTAGACATTGACCAAAATGCTCCATTTCCTTTGACCTTTAGTATCAGTGATATTAAGGACCTATCATCAAGGAAAGGAAATAAATCAAAGACTATAACACTACCAGGTACAAGAAGCAATGTACAGTTAATGCTTAGTGTGTTTACACTATCAGCTATTGATAGTATCTTTGAAGACCAACCAGAACTGATAGAC